CATCGCCAACAGCGTCAACCGCGGCTTTGAGGACGACGCCAGCGTCGGCAAGACGGTCAAGGTCGCCAGCATCGGCAACCTCGCCGCTCGAGCCAAGACCGAAAACACGGCCATCGTGTACGAGACGGTGGCCGAGACGGCGACGACGATCACGCTCAACTTGTGGGTGTACGCCGCGGTTGGCATCGAAGACATCGTCAAGGTCCAGTCGATCGTCGATGTGCAGAACGAGTACCAGCGCAAGCTTGGCTACGCGGTCTCGAAAGACATCGACTCCAAACTGGCAGCCGACTTCGCCGGCTTTTCGCAGACCGTCGGCACGCTCGGCACCGCGGTCTCGGACGCCAACGTACTCGCCGCCGTGAAATTGCTCGACGACGCGGACGTGCCGCAAGACGACCGCTTTTTCATCATGAGCCCGGCTGAAAAGGTCGCCAAACTGGCGCTCGATCGCTGGAGCAACGCGCTGTACATCGGCACCGGCACCATGCCGGCGCGCAACGGCATGCTCGGCGACATGTACGGCCTCAACCTGGCGGTCACCACCAACCTGGTCAAGCCCGCCGGCGGCCAGGCCAACAACGCCATCTTCCACCGCGACGCGCTCGCGCTGGTGGTGCAGCGCACGCCGAAGACCCACATCTTCTACGACATCGACGTGTTTTCCTGGAAGCTCGCCGTCGAGGTCATCTACGGCCACCAGGAGATGCGCGACAACTTTGGCGTGTACCTGATGGGAGCCAGCTAAAGTGGCCGAGGCGCACACGGGCAACGAGTTCATCGACAAGCTGCTTGACCAGACGCCACCGGCGGCATCCCAACCACGGCGCGGTCAGAATTACAACTACCCGTTGCGCCTGTACCTCAAGCCCGACGGCATGGTCGTCGAACTGCAGGGCGACCCGCAGAACCGCGCCTACTACCAGGACAAGGGCTACAAGCTACTGTCGGATGCGCCGGGCCGCGACGGGCAGAGCGAGGTGCGCCAGTACCTCGACTCCGAGTACCCCCGGATTTACAAGGACCAGCGCGACAAGGCGGCCATCGTGAATGCGATCCGCCGCGCCGGCGAGCGGTATCGCGAGCTGAACCTCGAAGACACCTTCGACGACTACACCATCGAAGAGCTGCGCGAGTACCTGGCGCAGATCAAAGCCGAGACCGGCAAGGACATCCGCGTCATCCTGCCCAGGCGCGCGCAGGCGCGTGAGGACGCGCGCGACGCGGCACTGCTATCTGGCGTGGAGACGACCGAGACGCAGTCGCTGGAGGGCCTGCAGGCCACGCTCGAGCGCGGTCGCGACCAGACCATCCAGGGCACCGGCTACGACCCGCTCGATCAGGCACGTCGCCGCCGAGGAGGGACCTGAACCCCATGAGCGAAACTTCCCCCACCCCGCCGATCGTCGACCCGTCGCCCGCCGCGCCGCCGATCATGCTGGGCAGCACCGAGTACGTCTTCCCGCCGGCTGAGGCCTCGCCGCCCGAAGTGCTCGAGCTCAAGCCGAATCGCGCCGAGGACGCGACCGCGGGTCCGCACCCGCAAATTTCAGCTACCGGCTACGTGCACATGAGCAAGCCTGACGGCTCGGACTTCCTGTGCCCGGCCTCGAACGTCGAGCACTACGAGGCCAAGGGCTTCGTCAAGGGCGCCGAGGAGGACGTGCCCGACCTGGACGCGTACTGGGCGCAGGCCGCGACACCCAAGCCGGCGACGTCCACGCGCTCCACGTCGAAGAGCTCGAGCAGCGCGTGAACGGCGCGGATATCGAGGGCCAGGTCGGCGCGGCGCAGGGGCTGTGGACGCACTCGCCGACGGATTGGGCGGGCAACGAGGGCGTCGCCAAGGCCGCGGCCTGGCCCAACAACGCCTACCAGGGCTATCTGGGCATCGGCAATGGGACGCGACCTGGTGGCGCGGCGACGCAGACTGGCCCGGCTGGCGCGCCGACGATCTCCGAGATCATCGTCACCAACGTGACGACGACCAGCGTCGGCATCGCGGTCAAGTTCGGGGTCGCGCCCACGTCCTGCCGCGTGAACTACGGTCTGACCCAGGCCGTAGCCTCGAACGCGGCGGGGACGGCGACGGCGACCCAGACCATCACCGTGTCGCCGCTCGTGACGCAGACGACCTACTACTTCAACGTGCAGGCCACCAACGCGCAGGGCACGTCGGTGAGCAGCATGTCCACCTTCCGCACGGCGTGAGGAGGCTTTCCCCAGATGCCTGATCCTGATCCAATTCCACCCCAGCCGGACCCGCCCGAAGCACCTGACGAGCCCGAGGACGAGGGCGACGAGATCGAGGAGGAGGACAAGCCCGAGGCGTGAACGATCCGCTCGGCCGCACGCCTGACCTGCGCACCCAGCTCGTGCACCGCACGGCGTGCACCTTCGGGCCCGGCGCGTACCGCATCAGCTTCGGCAACCAGACGCGCTACTGTCAGGACTACGCCGAGGTCGAGCGCGCGCGCGCACTGCTCGAGGGCATCGTCTCGAACCTGCGCATCGAACGCGACGGCTTCTGTCTCGACGGTCAGCAGGTCGGCGACGCCAACACGCCCGACGTGGTCGACGCCGATTGGTGGCTCGGCTTACCCGTGGCCGACGGCATGCGCGAGCTGGGCATCACCGACGAGGCGGACTACGCGCGTGCGTACCGCGCCGTCGAGGCGGCCGTCAGTCGGCGCAACAATCGCGAGGCGCAGGGCGGCGTGCACGCCTCGATCGTGCTGAAGCGCCGCGGAGTGAGGATCGCCAGTGGCTGAAAACTGGATAAGCGGCGCCATCAAGAAACCCGGCGCACTCAGGAAGAGTCTGGGTGTCAAGGGCGACAAGCCCATTCCCGCCAAGAAGCTCGCCGCGGCGGCGAATAAACCGGGCAAGCTCGGTCGGCGCGCGCGCCTGGCGCAAACGCTCAAGAAGATGAACAAGAGCTAGTGGCCGACGCTACCAAAGTCCAGGGCTTTCTCACGGGCGGCGCTGTCACTTCGCCGTCAGGCGGGCAGGTGCTGGCCATTCTGTGCGCGCCGGCGCGCGCGCAAGTGCGGACGGTGGTTGCAGCCTGTAGCGGCACTGGCGGCACCGCGACGATCATCGACGTGCGCAACAACGGCACCAGCGTCTACACCGATCCAGCCCACCGTCCGACACTGCCCGGCGGTCAGACCGGGCGATTTACGAGCTTCCTGCCCGACCGCCGCGCGGTCAACATCGGCGACATCCTGACGCTGGTCGTCGTCCAGGCTGGTGGTCATTCCAACGTCGCGATCACCGCGGCACTCGAGGAGCCCTGAGACATGGTTGTCGCCACGCCCAATCCGCACCCGCTGCTCTTTCGTGGTCCGCGCGCGCGCGCGCCCAAGACCTACCTCGGCGAGCTCATCTGGCGCGCCTACCGCTACCTCCCTGAGCAGCTTGGCGAGGAGATGCTGGATGCGCTCGCGTCAGTCGCCATCCTCGAGTCTTCGCTGGCGCTGATGCACGTCCACGGTCCACGGTCGGAGAGTCCTGGACGCCAGGACGACTACGGCGTGGTCTCGCGCAAGGTGATCACCGACGCGGGCGCCGCGGCCGTTGTCAACGCGTTTCGCAACACGTTCGAGATCGAGCTCTTCAACTTCCACGGTCTGGGCACTGGCGGCGCCGCGGAGGCCGCGGCCAATACCACGCTCACGACCGAGTTGACGACGCAGTACTCGACCGACAACACGCGTCCCACGGGCACACAGTCGGCGCCATCGGCGAATCAATACCAATCGGTGGCGACCATCACCGTCGACGCTAACGTGTCGATCACCGAGCACGGCCTGTTCTCGCAGGCCGCGGCACCAGGCGGCACGATGTGGGACCGCTCGCTGTTCACCGCACTGGCGCTCAACTCGGGCGACTCGATCATCGCGACGTACATTGCCACCATCACCTCGGGCGGCTAGATGAGTGCCGGTTACCGCGACCGCCAACACCTACGCGACGTGGGACAACTCGACCAACACGTACGCGACGCTCGAGGCGGCGCCGACCTATGGGGTGCTCGAGGGAGCGCGACTGCAGATCACACGCACGCTCCCGAGTTCTGGCACGCTCGGGACCTCGCGCGCCAGGATGCTGGCGATCGGTGGCACGCTCAGCTCGAGCGGAACGCTGCCCAAACAGGCAACACACAGGTTCCTCGGCACGCTGACGGCAATCGGGACGCTCGTCAAGCAGGCGCGCAAGACCCTGAGCGGCACGCTCACCGCCGCGGGGGCACTGGCGAAGCAGACAACGCACAGATTCCAGGGCACGCTCACTTCGAGCGCGACGCTGGCAGTGGTCCGCCAACTCAGGCGCGCGTATGCCGGCACCCTGAGCTCGAGCGGCACTCTGGCGCTGTCGCGGCTGCTGCGGCGCGCCTACACGGGGACGCTGACCTCCAGCGGCGCGGTGCTGCTGGGCAAGATCTTTACCCGTTCTTTTGCGGGCGCGCTGACCTCGAACGGTGTCGTGAGCCGTGTCACGCTGCGCGTGCGAACGCTCGGTGGCACGCTCACCGCGAGCGGAGCGCTGGTCTTTCGGCGTGTGGGCAGCTATGCCGGCTCGCTCCTGCCGAGCGGCGCGCTGAGCGTCGTTCAAGTCCTGCGGCGGACGTATGCCGGCACGCTCAGCTCGAGCGGCGTGGTGCTGGTCGGCAAGAGCTTTTCGCGGGCGCTGGCTGGCACGCTGGGCTCGAGTGGCATCGCGATAGTTGCCAGGTATCTGCCGCAGAGTTGGCCAATCACGCTGGCTGGCCGCGTGCGCGTGCTCGGCGACGTCCGCCTGCGGTTGTTGCGGGGCCCCTGGCCGCCCGTAACCCCGAGTGTCTCACCGTTGCCTCCGCTGCTGGTCAATTTTGGAAGCTCGGCGCCGCCACTTCTGGTGCCGGTTGCCGCGCAGCGCGCCCCGTCCGTTACGCCGATCGTCGCTGGCTCGCCGCCATGCTTGACCCTGAGCCCCAGACCCAACGCGCCGCGGGTCTCCCCTGCGCTCGCTGGCGCGGTCCTCCCGCCACTCGGCTCATCCCGCATCCCGCTCTCGCCTGTGCTCAGTGCGTCTGGCGCGCCTCCCGCGCCGCCCCTGGCGCGGGCATCCCGACCGACGGCGCCGGCAGCTTCGCCTGCCGCCAAGCCCGAAGGGCCCGCATTTGATGCCTAGCCTCGCTGAGTATCGCCACAACCTGGCCATCGAAAGCGGCCCGTACGTCGGCCCCGAGTCGTACGTGGTGCGCGCCACCTCGGGCACCACCGTCAACAAGCTGGTGTGTTCCAACTACCCGATCACCTCGGGCATTGCCCAGAACGACCTGCTCGTCGAGCGGCCGCTGTACCGTCCGACGGCCGTGCTCGAGCAGGACAAAAACCGCTACGTGATGACGTACGACCCACCCACCGGCGCGCTCACGCCGGACCTGGTGTGGGCGCTGTCGCCGCTGAGTACCCTCGGCGCCACGACGTACGCCGAGCTCGAAGCGCATACCTACGGCGACTTCGAAGACATGCTGCTCACGTACGAAAACATGGAGGGCACTGGTATCGCCGGCATCGGCGAGCGGTTCGAGGTGCTCGGGCCGTGGGACGCGCCGACGATGCACCAGCTCATCAACGACGGGCTCAAGCAGTGCTGGATGGTCGTCGACGTCGTGTGCACGCCAGTCGAGGGTGTCACGCGCCACGATCTGCGCGACGTCACGCCCTGGCTACAGGACCCGAACCACGTCCGCCAGGCCGGCGTGCTGCCCGCCGGCGTCGACCCGTGGGTCCAGGACCCGTTCGAGAACATCGTCTACGGCGCGGTCGAGCGCGACGGTGGCTCGTTCATCTTCAACTCCGGCTCGCGCACCTTCAACGCCGGCGACCAATTGTGGTTGCGCTGTTACAAGCGTGCCTTCGACCACTGCCGCGCGCCCGGCGGCACGTTCGGGGATCAGTCGGGGCTGTTCGCGGAAAACGACGAGTCGCCGATCGAGCGCGACTGGCTGGTGTCGAGCGCGCTGCTCATCGGCTGGCGGCGCTTCGGCCACCTGCTCGAACCGCTGGCCAATCAGCGTCTGATTCGCGACCAGGCCAGTGCCGCGGCGTGGTTCGGCGATCGCACCCATTCGCACTTTACGGCCGTCCAACCGCAGCTCACCCTGCGCCGCGCGACCCGCTTCGGACCCGCCTTCCGATGAGCATCATCTCGGCTCGCCGCTCGCCGTACCCGTACCACTTCAAGATCGGCGACGTGGGCTTGCTGCTCGGCACGCCGGCACCCACGCGCGCCAACCCGACGCCCCCGCAGCTCACCTCGAGCAAGTCCACCGACATCGCGCAGGTCGCGCCGCCGGACTTCAGCTACGGCGGCGTCTCACCGGCCAGCGATCGCGAGGAGCCCTACGAGAGCCTGGTGCTCGGCATGGGCATGAAGATTCAGGAGAAGTGGGAGGACGGCCGCTACTTCGACGCGCAGGGCGTGGACTGCAGCGTGTGGCCCTGGTGCAAGGGACCCGAGCTCACCGCGCTCACGCCGGCGACGCATGACGCCACCGCGGCGACGGCGACGTTTTTCGAGCTGGGCACCACGCTCTACGTGGCGCAGGGCCGCTACGTGCTGCAGCGCGCATCAGACGCCTCCTGGACGCAGGTTTACGACGCCGGCGCCGGCAATCAGATCCTCAACGTCACCGTGTTCACCTCGAACTTCGACGGCGTTCAGCGCGCGTTCCTGGCGCAGCAGACGGGCGTCGCGCGCTGGTCGAGCAACGGCACCACCTGGACGGCGATGGCGACCTTCACGGCGCTGGCGTTCGCGGCGATCGGACGCGAGTTCTGGTGGGCGGACGACACCAACCGCCTGCGCAAGTGCGACACCAACGCCGACCCGACCGTGGAGGCCAACTACACCAGCCTGATCTTCCGCGCCGGCGACAAGCAGGCGCCGATCACGTCGCTGGCGGTCTCGGCGGCGGGCACGCTGCTGATCCTCAAAACCGACGGCATCTACACCCTCGACGGCGCCGGCGAAGACCACCAGTTGTTCCCGTTCCTGAAGTTCGCGCGCGACCCCAACAACGGCCGCTGGTGGGGGCAGTTCGAGAACTCGCTGTACGTCACCTATGGGACGCAGTTCCTGAAGATCGAGACCGACCTGAGCATGTCCGAGGTCGGCATCGAAAAGCTCGTCAATTACGACGGTCCCGTGCGCGGGCGGGTGACGGCCTTCGCGGCGGTCGGCACCATGTTCGCCTATGCCGCGGTCTACAACCCCGACACGCTGACCGGCTACCTGATGAAGTTCGGGGGCTGGGTCTCACAGGGGCTCGAGGCCAACCAGCTCGCGCCAACTCACGTTGACGCCTGGCACGGCAGTCTGACGGATCCGTTCACCAGTCGCGCGGTGCAGGCCCTGTTCGTCTCAGCGATCGGCGCACCGACCGGCCACACGCGCACCTACCTGGCGTTTTCCGACGGCACGCTCGGCTGGGCGATCAACGCGTGTGTGCCCAACCCTGCGGGGTGTACGGCGTACCGCTTCGCCGTCGGCGACAGTTTCGTGAACCTGCCGCTTTGGCACGGCGGCTACCACGCCTCGAGGAAGTCGATCAGGCACGCCTCGGTGACTGGCACGCTCGATAGCACCAACTACGTGACGCTCGAGTACAAGCTCGACCCAGCCGCGACAAGCTGGACGCAGCTCGCCGGCCGCTTCGACGAGTGGTACCTCGAGCAGATCGCGTTTCCCACCGACGCGGCGACGGTGCTGGCCTCCTTCCGCGTGCACCTGCACAACACCGTCAACACGGAGTCGCCGCTGGTCTCGGCGTTTTCGATCGGTCACGCGCTGCGGCCGCTGCGCTTCATGACCGTCCAGGTGCAGATTCTGTGTGCCGACGGGCTGGTGCGCCGCGACGGCGTACCGATGCGCATTGGCCGCAAGGAGATCCAGCGGGTGGTAGAGGCCGCGGTGGACACGGTCGGCGCGGTGACGTGCACGCTGCCCGACGAGACCATCCAGGACCTGAGCTTCACCGACTACTCGGTGTCGCAGTCGTTCGACGAGATCGGGCGCCAGTGGCGAGGCTCGCTGGCAATCAAGGCGGTGCAGTGGATCGGCTCGCCGTAGGAAGGGAGTAAGCATGGCTCGAACCAACGCGGTCAACTTCAGCGGCGGGTTGCAGTTTCCGATGGCCAACGCCGCCACCGACCTGTTCAAGAAAGAGGACGTGCAGACGCTCGCGCTCGCCGTGGACGGGCATGATCACTCGAGCGGCAAGGGGCTAGCGCTGGCTCCGGGGTCCATCGGCACGGGCGTGATCACCTCGGCGATGATCGCCGACGGCACGATCGCGACCGCGGACCTCGCCGACGGCTCGGTGACGACTGCCAAGCTCGCCAACACGAGCGTCACCAACGCCAAGCTCGCCAGCGACACGGCGCGCGACAACCTGCTGACCAACGGCGGCTTCGAGGTCTGGCAGCGCGGCAATGGGCCGTTCACAGCGGGTGCTGTGTTTACAGCTGATCGTTGGCAGAACTCAAAGCAGGGTACTGACACGCTGAGCATTAGTCGCGATACGGCAAATGCCGATGGCGTGGTAGGAGCGTGTGCCGCGTGTACGTTCACGCTAGGTTCAGGGACTAGCTCGGCACTGCTTCAGTACCTGACGTTGGGTACGGAATATACCGATCTGCGCGGCCGCACGGTGAGCCTGTCGATACGTGTCAAAACGAGCACTGCAAGTGCCGTGAAAGCGTTTCTCCAGGTGGACGGCACGAGAACAGACGGCACCATTCATTCTGGTGGCGGGGTGTATCAGACGCTCACATGCACAGTGACCATTCCAACTGGTGCAGCCGTTCTGTACTACGGAGCGATGTTCACGGCTTCCTGTACGGCCTACGTGGACAACGCCATGCTGGTGGTGGGCAGCGTGGCGGCCGACTACGCGCCGCTGCACCCGGTGGACGACCTGGCGCGCTGTCTACGATATTACGAACTGTTGCTCGGGGCTAGCCTGACAGCGTGGACTCCGGGCGCCGTATTTAGCACGACGCTTTTTTATACGACGATGGCGCTTCTTGCTCAGAAAGCGGTGACGCCAACGGTGACATTTTCAGCACCTGGCAACTTTGCGGTGCAGCACGGAGCCGGCACAACCACGGCCGCGACATCAATTACGACGCTGCCTGCATACGACAGCAAACGAGCGGTCGGCATCAATATCGGCTCCAGTGGCCTCACGCAAGGTGGCGGAATCATGTTGACGACCGCCGGACAGTCCGCAAGTGTCCAGATTGAGGCAAATCCGTAATGAGCGTGCGACCAGTCACTTTCCAAGCAAACGGCGATATCGACGTGGTCTACGACGAGTTGGGCCACTCCGGCACCATCCCCGCCGCCGAGGTCCAGTGGGCCACACAGATCGATGGCAGCCACAACCACAACTTCATCGTGCTGGCCTGTCCTGACGGCTGCGGAGCGTCCTCAACCTGGCCGGTGGGTGGCGGCGCCGACGCAGCGATGGGCCAGCAGATGTTTGTCGAAAAGACGCAGCGCGACGGGTGCGCGTGCGGCGTCGTTCCCGCTGGTGACACTTCGGCGCTGCCCGAGTCGCATGTTCGGCTCAACGTCAATCGTCAAGACGGACCGGGGAGGTGGACCCTTGGCTGAAGCACCAGGCATGTTTCAGGTCGTGTATCACGAGACGACGCGCAGGATCGACGGACTCGAGCCGTCCGGCGGCGT